AGCTGGAACTCACATGCTTCCATGAGCTCCTTAGTGAATAGTGCCTCAAAGGACTTGTAGTCTGTTGCGATGTACTTTCCGCCAGGCTTATATAGCCTATCGTACAAAAACTGTGCTCTTTTGGCAACAGGTACCTTCTTTATAAACCATGGACTATCAAACAATACTTTTTCAATTAGCTTGAAATAAGGGCCCACCGCAACTTTGAATCTGTCGGTACGGGAATTGATAGCTCGACCTGGCTTATAATCGACATATGATTCTGCCTTCATGAACATTTTCACCTTTGAATGTTTGTCCATCAGGGGATCATCCTTCAACGCGAGTAACTCCGCCTTTCGGTCCTGAGTATAGTCTGTTGAAGCGAGCCAGGTTTCGACGCTCGTGTCTGAATCTGAGGGTAGCTGTGGTAGGTTCTTGCGAACCCACTTATGGACGAACTGCCTGAAGCGCTGCATTCGCGCGGGATCAGGAGCAGGGGGTTTGGACGTGAATCTTACTGCCAACCCTTGCAGTAATGTGGGGGAGTCAGAGATGTCCGGAGTTGGTAAGGCGGCACCACACAAATGAACGCCAGCTGAGACCAGCTCAGGGCGCCTAATTGATTGTTCGTTCAACTGAAATCTTTTCAGCTTGGTACCTTCCTTCACTTCCGTCGCATCTTTCAACTTTACCTCCCCCACCCGGTAGCCGTATGCTAGTACTACCGGGTCCCCCAACGAAAACCCGAGTTGCCAGGCATGACAATTCGGTCGTTGGTATAGGACGTCAGGGCCAACGTAGCCACAAGCCCTGAGTTCTGTAGCGCAAAGGGCGCCTGAGTATTGATATGACTAGCCGTGCGCATATACTGGGAAACCCGTTCCTCAGCTAACGCAGCATCGCCAATCATGTCAAGGGGCATTGTTCTTGCGCTAATCATGTCGCGTACCGCCAATCGGCTCACGACAAACCCCTGTGTTTCACAAAACCACATGGGAAGGGCCAAATTGCCGAGCAGGAACACAGGCCTACTCGTCACTTCGACCGTTGTAAGCTTGGGAAGGTTGAACTCTTCTCCTTGCTTCATAGGCTGGGGCCTCCGGTCAATGCCCTCATCCTCATTGGATTGCCCAATCATAACGTTGTCATGCGACCTAACAATATACCGGGTCGCAAATGAATTTGCAGCGTATGACATAACACCAAAAGCCACAACTGCTGACAACACAGGAACAGCATAGGCACTGGCGCTTAAGGCACTCCTCAGCGTTGGCAATTGCAATTTAAGCAGGCTACTTAACACTGAACGTGTAGCGGTTTCTAGAACTGACAAACCATACCGCACAACCTTTCTTGCAATCACCGACAGGCCCTTTGGATTGACCACTTCGTCCCAAGTGTTCCTACCCACCAATGAATTCAATTTTATAAACAACCGATCAACGGGTGAATCAAATTCAATGACGGAAAGTTCACCAAAGACAAATACTGGCCGGT